CAGTGGAGCAGATTCGGTCATCAGCATAATGCCGCTTGGATCTTCACAGTACCATTGACGGTCAAAGTACTGCTGAGCCACACCATTGGCCAGCATATTTTTAATCTTACAATGGGCCACCGAGCCATTAGTATCCGAGATCAGACTGAAATAGTCTTTCTCAATGAAACGGTTCACCTTACCCTTATGACGGTAGGTTGCATCGTAAACCCAGAATTCAATTCCATCAAAAGTGCCTTTCAATGTAGCAGTCTCACTTACGCCAAAGCTTGGTGTAACTGGTACAGAGATTCCAGCATAAGGCTTGATGAATTCATCCTTGAATTCTGAATTATTCCATAGAGCTGCCCAAACCGAACCCGACATGATAGCAAGCTTAGCTTCACCACCATCAGCGGCCAGTTGACGCTCTAGCATACGTTTAATGTCATCAACAGGCTTTGCTCCAGCTTCATTCCAAGGTGTTGCAGGAGTGAAAAGCAGAGATGCATCACGACGGTAATCCACCAGGTTGTATTCATAATCATCTGAATGCAGCAAGTATTGACCATTTTTTAGAAGATTAATGGCCATCATCAAAACCGAGTTATCAATCGCATCATGGTTGCGTTTCATAACAGCGATTTGAGCAATTACCATTTTTTCCTGGTCAGAGAGCTGCTGGTTACCGGTAGAGATAATCCCCGCAGTGCGTAAACGCTCTAACAAGGCAATTTCAAAAGTATCTGCAGCAGTCACCTGATTTTTAGGTTTGTAGTATGCCGGTTTAACATGAGTTACTTTTGCAGACTGAGTAGTTTCAAATGGCTTACCTGGCTGATTTGGTGATACCAGCGGGGCCAGATCATGATCAGCAGAAAGCTCAGCTAGTGGCACATCATCCCGGGTAAACAGTGGACGGTTTGGAAACAGGCGATCTAGCAGCCATGTATCCATTGGACGGTAATTGCTATGAATGAGAGCAAGCTCACCCACATCCAGAAGTTCAAGTGGAGTACCGTCAATATTAAAAGACTGTGGCATGTTGATTACACCTTAGAAAGTTCGATTTTGTTTTTGGTTGCTTTGGCACGGGCAGCATCATATTTCGCCTTGTCCAGCAACGCCCCATTTAAAGACACGGCCTCAACGTTAAATACACCGCCGTAATACACCGGAATTTCAATCCCGTCAGCCGCTTTAATGGTTGCTTCAGCTGCGGTAACGTTCTGGCCACAGATCACATCCCAGGATGATTCATCTGCAGCATGAGTCAGTACATTGTCATCTGATAGCACCAGAAGATCGCCGTAATTGTAGGCGGTACCGGCAGTGACCTTGCCATTGGCACGGCGCAGCTTTTCATTGTCGAGTACCAGTTTACGTGTGGTAAATGACACCGGTGGAACATAGTGAATAGCCATGAATTATTTCCCCTTGTTTTGTTCAGCGAAGGCTTTTGCACCTGCTGTGAATTGATGTTCCTGGTTACCACCCTGTCCGCCTTGTCCTTGTCCACCCTGTCCGCCAGTAGCCTGATGATTGAACAGGTAGTTCAGTGCAGGATTTACACTTGGTGTTTGTTGTTGCTGTTGGCCAGCTGGTGGTGTTTGATTACCTGTCGAGAACTGTTTAAGTGTGCTGGCCATCAGCTCAAATGCATCGTCTGGCATAGCAGCGAACTTAGACTTCTCTTCGGTACTAAACTCTTTGCCCAGGTCTTTTGCCAAAGCATCGATTTCGGCATTACGTTTATCAGCGGCAAACTTTTTAATCTGTTCCTGCAAACCTGTAATAGTCTGCTCCTGCTCCTGGAGTTTTGCTTTTGCTTGTTCTAGGTCCACGTCTGTGTCCTCTGGTTGGTTAAAGTTTTTGGGTGAGTGACTAGCTGCCACGGCGTTGGTATTGTCATCTGCACCTAAAGCACAAAATGACACTTCACGGATACGACCACCCCGAAAGATGGCAACAGGTGCCTGGAATGTCCTGCCATTCACAATGACTGAACCTTCTTTAACCTCTTCCACTGTGGTGGGATAAATCCGTACTGACATTTGCCATGGAAAGTCATCATCAGAGTCCTGGGCGACTTGAGTTCCAAATTCATTTGAAAGTAGATTTCCCTCAATTTTGAGGCCTTCTGTATGACTCACAGAATATGAGTTGATTGCTCCAGCTCTTTGACTGGTTCGATGCTCTAGCAATGCGGGGATACGGCCTTTGATCTGGATCGAATCAAGGTCAAACACCACCTTGTCCCAATACCAGTGGTCAGTAATTGCTTCACCGCTATAGGCAATACCCGAGAAGGTGCGCTTCTTTTTCCCTTCCTCTGGCTTGTCTACACTGACTTGGCCAAGCTGAAAGCAATACTGATCTTGCTCCTGCTTAGCTTTTTCATTTGGATCTGGCATTTTTCATGCTCCATAAAAAAACCACCCCTAATGGAGTGGCTCAAATTAATTTCTTAAGTTTAGTTAGTTAAAGCTTTCAGTGTATAAATCATCTGGCCATTTACTATTTCACTTGAAACTACCTGAAAAGATATGCCTAAAGGAAACAGTACGCCTTGCCCTGCATTTAGCTTTTCCAGATCAATACCTAAACCCTTGGCATTCTCAATCTGAATCACGATATTTGAGCCAGAACCTGCTAGCAGTAACGGCGCATCCAGTGTAATGACCTTCCCTACCTCCAATGATGCAGCGTAGGCTAGTGAAGCTGATCCGGTCACTGTAGTTGCACTATTTGATGCTACTGCCTGTAGTCTGCCTAAATCCTCCTTCAACCAGCGTTTAAGTACTTCCTCAGCCAGAGTGACAGGTGGCTGCTTTAACTGCGCCGTAAGAGCTGAATCATTGCCTTGTACATAATCCAGGAAAGTCTTAATTGTACTTGGACGTATTTCCGGATCTAAAGGTAAAACTGTCTCAACAATAGTTTCAAATAGATCACGGCTCTGCTCATCCATCGGAGCAAACAGACTGGCCAGCTTTTTACTTGCTGTCCACTCGGCTTTGATAACTTCCTTGTGCTCCAGCAAAAATGCTTTATCCAGGTCAGAATCCAAGATCTTCTGATCTACCAGACCAGATAGATCGCCATAGGTCATTGGACTGGTACTCCACCCCATTTCCTCAACCACTTCCGGTAGCTGATCATCTGGCGTAATACCGTATTTTTCCGCCTGTTTTTCAGTTAAGGCAATCACTGTACAACGGCACATGAAGCCCCACGGCGGGTAATACATGAGCCAGAACGGATCATCGATATGACGGATAATACGGTTCAATGCCAGGTGACTTGGACGGACCCGGCTATCATCGATAGCTGAATACATCAGGTATGGTCGTTTGTCCCTATTGCGTTGCTGCTGTTGCCAGCGTCCATGACTATACGCCGTCTGAATATTAGTCCTAAAAACATTCTTGAGATAAGGCTCACTTAGCTTGATCTCATGTTCAGCAACCAGTTTCTTAAAGTCCTCAAATGTCGAGCCATCTGCAATAGCTTTGTTTACGGCGGCTATCACAGTCTGGATCTGTTCTATGCTCGATAAAAAACTGACCGTGGTGGCCAGTTGTCGTGTCTTGAGATCCAGAGAGTAAAATTCATCAGGCAATACAATTTTACGAGCCCGGGCAAACTGTAAGGCCTCTAAGAATGTGACTGGTTTCATTTCCCCTCACTTGCTGTCATATACCCCAGCACATCACCTGCATATAAAGCTCGTTCCAGATTCGCTGTGAACTGCGACTGACTTGCCTCAGGCATAAGCTGCATTAGTTTAAAGGCCAGTTCTTCTGGCGTTTCACTCTTCTGCAGGAGCTCATTTACCTGGGCATTGCTTAAGAGTTCGATATTGCGCTGTGCATCAGTCAGCTCTTCTACTTCCTGCTGTTCAGGTGATAACTTTCTGGTAGTTGCTGCAAAGCTAAAGGCTTTATGGGGTAGTGCATTGAATTGAACATTCTGCCCTACCGGTAAAGCTAAAGGCTCCTGAAGATCACCTGGATGCAAACCATATTCACGTTCAAAGTACTGACCACTAAAGTGAGCACCTGCTGTTTTAAGCTTGGCATCACGTTCAGCCTGATCACCTTTAAGCGGCTTGTCTTCAAGAATGACTATGGTGTGTCGTTGCCATTGGTTAATATCACAGAGTGCATTCAAAATAGCTTGGACAGTCGGGGTAATCATTCTCAGATCAGCTTTGAACTTATCATCCTGGACTTCCTTGTGAACCTTGCCCAGTGCCATAGAGCCGGCACCATCAGTACCACTGGTCAGTGTCTGACCCAGGATCACCTTCTGGATACGGCGCTCTAGGTTCTTGTCAAAAGTTTCATAGGCTCCACTACCGTTACCATTGCCATTACCTGTCCCTTGCACCGTAATTTCATCCTGATTTGAAATCGCAATGACTGAGCTTGCATGAGCATTGAGTAGTGCGCTTTTCATCGCCTCATTTTGTCCAGTCGAAGATTTACCAACCAGTATCGGCATACCAAACTTTTCAACAAACTTCGCCCAGAACTTAAAGCCGTTATTTTTAAAGAACCACACCCAATACAAGCGGCTTAATAATGCCTCACCATAAGGTTGCTCATAAGTTGGCTTGCATCGAGTCAAGAAGTGCTTGAAGCGTTGGTCTACTTCCTGATCCTGACGGATCTTGTTGTAGTTGGCCAACAGTAATAAACGGCCATCATTCTTTGGCTCATACCATTGCAGCGGTTTCTCGCCAATCCAGTTAAACCCAATGAACGGCGTGATGGTATCGCCATCAATATGCAGATTCGGCGTTTCCGGTTTGTTATAGATTGCTTCTAAAACCGAGTAGCCATACCAACGGGCGTTCTGTGCACCAATGATAATTTCAGACCACCATTCACGCAGATGCTCAGTCAGGATTTTTGCTGCTGAAGTATCAGCAGGTTCAATACGAAACGGCGCACTTTCCAGTTTATCCTGGCGTTTCTCAATACACTGGTATATCTCGTCATCGTACATCATGACTTTCAGCCGGTGACGGGTGACACCTGCCTTACGCAGAACCTCATCGCCGTCAGGCATCTTGGTCAGATAGTTGATGAGAGCAAGTTCAGCCTCATGAGAGTACATACCACCTGAAACCGGTTTTGAACTCTCAGGCTGTTTGACATTCGCCTTTTTACTTTTTTTAGCCATAATAAAACCTATGAAGCCGGTGGGCTGTAATTCAACATTAAAACTGCATCTTCAATGGCATCGATCAGGGTATCCACCTGATCGTCATGATCATGGGTAAAGGTGGCATTGAATGCTTCACACTCTTCAAAGAAGTCACCAACCCAATGAGCATTCTTGGGAACCATCACAAAACGATCTTCAGGCTTATCCTTATAATTCGCCTCAAGATGAACCTGTACATCCATAAAGCGGGAGAGCTTGTCGATATTTCGCTGTACTGGTATTACAGCAACACCAGAGTAAGTCCCGAGTGTCTGGATCAATTGGGTACCTGAGGCCTTGTCCTCTACCTTCATGTAACGAATAGGTTTGGTGTGCCAGGTATATTCCTTATGCTTATCCAGAAAGGCTTTTGCCTGACGGTTAAGATCTGGGGCTTCCCATTTACCACGCAAGAGATCCAGTAAATACAGCTTGCCATCTATCCCCATACCCACCAGCAGAAATACCGAGTAGTCGTTATGCTCTTTAACTTTCTGGGCTGTATCGACTAGAACGGCGCGCCACTTTAATTCTGGTATATCTGTATAGAATCCAAACCATTCAGACTTGATCAGATCTCCACCCAATTTCTTAGGCTGCTGCATGTACTGGCTTGAGAAGGTGTAGCGGGAAACTGTTGCCCCTTCCTTATCCTTACCGCCCTTTTCAAGCTGTAATAAAGATTGAAGTGACTCTTTCTTTGGCCAGTAGCTTTGACGGCCCTTTTCATCACGCTCAGCATCTCGCAGTACCAGCTTTTGAATATGCTCTGGCAAGGTGCCAATATAAGCATCATCAATCAGTGCCGGGATGGATATCTGTGTCCACTCACCTGGTAAATTTCCTGTCATGACAAAGTTAGTCGGATCTTCAGTATGAAGCCGCTGCATGATCATGATGATTGGGGTGTCAGACTTGGCCTTACGTGAGTTCACGGTATTGAGTAGCTTTCGATTCGCGGCATCTCGCTTGATTTTACTAAATGCATCCTCAGGCTTTAACGGGTCATCAATGATGATACAGCCAGTAAAGCCATCGTCTGCCAAGGTTCCTGCTCGCCGCCCTGTGACTTGTCCACCCATGGAAGCTACATACACATGACCAACGTCATAATCCTCAACTGTAATTTTCCACTCTTTCTTGGAGTCGGTGCTGTTTGAGACTGATAAATCCCACATCTGGCGAAAGTCTTTTGACTTCACAATGTCACGCGCCGTATCCGATACGCCTTCAACCAGTGATTGCGAGAATGAAAGATAAAGAAACCGTGAACGAGCATTTAATGCTAAACCACGTGGGATCAGGTTCGTGGTCAGCTCAGTCTTACCGGCGCCGGGTGGAACGTTGATCACCACGTTTGCAATCTCACCCGCTATAACCTGATCAATGATCCAGGAGATATAGATGTGATGCCAGTTCACCGTAAACTTAAAGCCCATACGGGGCTTGAAGAAACGCCGTGTGAAATATAAATGCTCATCTTCACACAGCTTCTTTTCAACCTGTGTTTGCAGATCCATTTAATATTCCTCTTGGGCCTTCCTTACTGCTTCAGCTACCTGCTCATCTGTAGCCTGAGTCACTGTTGTTTGAGTAACTTCACTGGTGACTTCAGTTTTATTAGTAAACTGGCCCCCAACATCTTTTGCGGCCTGTTCGAGAATCTTAAGGATCGTTTTGGCATTCTTGGTTTTCTCCAGTTGCTTTTGATACTGTTTAAGACGGTAGTACTTACTCGCAATTGGAATATCAATCAGTCCCTCATCAAACTTCTGACGAGTATCATTGAATAACTGAACATACTTCTTACTTAAGTTACGCCCAGCCACTTTAGTCGGGTCATAAGATGAGCATTGCATCCGGTCTATTTCAATATCAAACTCCTGTTTTACCAAGTCCGCTACTTCTTGAGGTGTATCACGGCATGCAAGAGCTTGAACTATAAATATTTTTACAGGCTCTTTTAGGGTTGCCATAATCACCTCTTTGTATGACTACGTATGACAAGACAGGCAAAAAAAGAGCCCTTAGGCTCAATTGATCACACACGTCCCACAACACGCAGCAATATTAGTTTCAGACACAAACGGCGCATTCTTCGCAATTTCCAGTAAAC